ATCCGCCCTCGGCAAGCCATACAGGCCGTGTATATTGCCATTGAGATTTGGACAAGGAATTGACGAAACACTTGACTTAATGATACATGCCGAAAATCTTGGCCTGATAGAACGATCTGGTGCGTGGTATACTATACCGACGTTAACTCAGGAAAAATTTTGTGGACAAAACGAATTAAGAACTGTATTACTCAATAAAGATAACGAATTACTAACAAAACTTGAAAAGGTTGTACGGAACATTATTCTGCCAGACAACAATGCATCAGCTATAACAAACAGCAATAAGGATTGTTTAAAAAAATCGAAGAAAATAAGTCATGATCATTAAATTGACGAACGGACAAACTGACAGAATAATATTACGAAATTATAGAATGAAGGAGATAAGTAAATCAGATCTTCAACATAGAATCGGTCAAATATTGAAGAAAATTTTTCGATATGACATAATCTGTGAGGATGTGTATATACCACAAGAAAAGCTGTATTTAGATTTTTTAATTCCTGCAAGTAATTTGGTAATTGAGGTACAGGGACGACAACACTTTGAATTCGTCCCTTATTTTCATAAAGATCTTGTTGGTTTTAACAAGCACCAAGAAAGAGATCGAAGGAAACTAGAATGGTGTAAATTAAATAGTCTGAAATTTATAGAAATTTTTGTTTCTGATAAAGAACAAGACATTATAAATAAAATTTTGGGTAAAACGCATGAACTTTAAAGAATCTATTAATGCTTTTAGAGAACAATCCTCGCAGTGGGAGAAAGAATTAGGGTTATTTGATCTGTCATTGGATATGGTTAAATTAGAAGAAATTTTAAATTATAATCAAAATAGATTGTACGATATGTCGCCGGAAGACGCCGCTGTAGCATCAGTTATGATTAGTCAGTTATGTGTTGAAATTCAATACCACGAGAATAGGTGCAAGTCTTTTATAAAATGGAGAGACCAAATAATAGCTTATTTAAACAACGAGGATAAGCAAAAAATCAACCAAATGGTTGACATAGCTAATCAGAAAATTTGTCGTCTTGCATTTATGACAAAACGTTTAGATAATTTTTCGCAAAGCCTGTATTGGCTACAGAAAGCTAAGGAGAATAAATAATGTCACCACTAGAAATGATTAAACAAGGAATATTGCAACATAATATAGAATTGATAAGAGATGGTTACGAGGCTATGTCTGGTGAAAAGTTAGAAATTGTCTGTCAACCAGATCCTATTGCGGAATTGCGAAGTGAAATAGATCAATTAATCAATCAACGTCTATCAGTTCACCAAGAGCATACTAAAGTAACTAAAAAAGGAAGACGCAAAAAGGAAACATCAGAAATTCCTCTAGACGAACTAGTTAAAGCGGACAAACCTCTTACTAAAGAAGATCTGGATGATGATGGACCAACGGTCGATATCGTGGAGAATAAGACAGATACCATAAATCCACATACTGGAAAAACACACATCATTATTTCGCAAGATACAATTAATCCTGCCGAGATTGAACTAAATAAATTGCGAGCACAAAAAACGCATAAGACACCAAGGGAAGCATATGTGTCGCCAACATGTGAACAATGTGGGAGAAAAGTGGCCGCAGGACCATTGTGCACAAAATGTGTTTTATCGAAAGGAGCAGGCCAAGGTCTATGAAACAATCACCGCAATTGATAGATGCTGGATCGGAAAGAGTTGTATTGGCCGGAATTTTAAATAATGGAGCGAACGGATTAGTCGAGATAGAGGAATTACTTGGAACATCCGACTTTTATTTTAAGCACAATCAAAACCTATTTTATGTTTTAAAAGATTTAGCACACAATCATAATGCACAAGAATTTGATATACCCACAATCTTAGCTCATGCGAATATTTTACGATGTCAATTATCGCCAAACAATAAAGACGAAGAATGGTTATCATCTTTATTTAGCGAGCAACCTTCTCTTGATAACACCTTAGAAATGGCCGCATGTGTTTATAAACTATGTTTGGCAAGAAGGGCGTTAGAGTGTATTCAATCCGTTGCCAATGACATCTCTACAGTATGTGGAACGGAAAGTATTTTAGATATTATTAATAGAATCGAAGATCCGATTTTTGATTTTACATCCAAAATTTATACAGACAAATCTGATATAACATTACTAGGCCATGGATGTGTCACGTTCTTAAATAAGTTGTTAACTCACCCGAAAGACATAGCTGGAATTCCGACTGGTTTTCCGAATTACGACTATTGTATTGGCGGCGGTGCTATGCCAGCAACCGTCAATGTTATTAGTGGTCGTCCAAAACATGGTAAAAGCGTAATCGTCTTAAATATGGCGCATAACATAGCAGCACAAGGTATTCCTGTATTGATACTAGATACCGAATTGCCCAGAGAAATGCAAGAATGTAGATCATTAGCATTGATGACTGGCGTAGAAATTAATAGAATAAAAACAGGAAATTTTGCTGGTGCGCCAGAGGATAGAGACAAGGTTATTGAAGCAGCAAAGAAACTCGAATCATTACCAATTACACATTGTTCAATTGCTGGACAAAAGGTATCCAACGCCATATCAATAGCTAGACGATGGCTAAACAGAGTGGTAGGAATTAATTCTAATGGACTAGTTAAGCCGTGTGTTATTTTTTATGATTATATCAAGATTATGAACTCGGATGATATTAAACATAATTTAGCTGAATACCAAGTTCTTGGGTTTGTTTTAACCGAATTACATAATTTTGCATTGAAATATAAGATTCCTTTTATAGCAACGGCACAAGTTAACAGAACCGGAATAGATAAAGATACAAGCGAAGGAGTTGCTGGTTCCGATAGAATTCTATGGTTATGCTCTTCTATGGCGAGACTACGAAGGAAGGACACAGAAACAGCAAATATAGATCCGATGTCTGAAGGTACTCATTGTTTGACAATAACGGAGGCACGAGACGGCCCTGGTATGACAACAGATGGGCAATATATCAATATACAGGCCAAGCTTTCGTGCGGACAAATGAAAGAGGGGAAAATATTTGACATGAGCAATGTTGTTATACCAATAAATAAAAAGAAGCATAATAAAGTTGTAGAGGATACTGATGAAGTGGTATAATAACAATGAAATAGAATTTATTCAAGAGAGAGCAAATGAGCAAATAGAACAAATATTGGATGCTCTTGGTCTTGATTATACAGAAAGAGTTGATTATTTTACTATGCCATGCGCAATACATGGAGGAGATAACGAACGTGCTTTAACATGGTTCAGGAGAAGCCCTCATTTTGTTTGTAATACGAAACACTGTGAACATACAGAAATAACTGGTAAATCTAATAGTGTATTTGGACTAATTCGTGGAGTAATGTCTAGTCAATCTGGAAGGAAATGGACATTCCAACAGGCCGTAAACTTTGCAGCAGAAATACTTGGGATTTCAGGGCAAACACTTGACCCCAAAACAGAAGCGGAATTAGATATTGATACAGCAATTAAAAAATATAAGCAAAGATTGTCTAAACAACCACAAAAAAAAGGAATACTATTGTCTGATATCGTTAGTAGATTAGAACGAGATACTGTTTATTATCCCAAGAGAGGAATTTCAGACTATATAATATCTAAATACCATATATCCTATTGCAATAATCCATCGCAGCCATTTTTCCAAAGAAGTTTTTTCCCCGTATTAGATTCTACTGGTAAATATGTTGTTGGCTGGACAGCGCGAACAATATTTGATAAATGTGATAAATGCGGTGTATATCATGATACCAAGCTTGAATGTCCGCAGGACAAAGAGAATCCCAAATATGCCAAATGGAGACATAGCACGACGTTAAAAAGCGAGTATTGTCTATATAATTTTTGTCATGCTAAACCATATATATCCAAATATAAAACGGCAATAATAGTTGAGGGGCCGGGTGATTGCTGGAGTTTTGAAATGGCCGAAATTAAAAATTCTGTTGCAATGTTTGGATTAAATCTGTCTGTACAACAAAGGAAAATGTTGCAACAAGCAGGTGCGCTTACTATTATATTCGCTGTGGATAACGACGAAGCTGGAAAAAGGGCAATGACAAAATTATATGACGAACTTCAGTGGTTGTTTAGAGTATTTTTTATTACACCAAGCGGAACGAAAGATATAGGAGAAATGTTACCACAAGATATTCGCGATAAATTGTTACCAGTCATTAAGACTTTTTCTAGAGATTTTGAAAGGACATCATTATGATAGACAAA